CATCATCTCCCGAATCATCGCCAACCGGCTTAATTCCTAGACTGTCCAGTATTTTAAGCATTTGAGCATTGACCTTAATTCTCTGATCTATCGAGTCATTTTTCTTTTGCCCTTTTTGACCTCCTCCATTATTATATTCAACGATAGCGCCTCTCTTTTTAATGTCTGCGATCAGTTCGTTCTCCAGGTCCCAGAAGTCCATATATTTATCGACCAAGTCGATGTAATATTTCCCTGTGGTTCCATTCCGGGCCAGCTGATCAAGAAGGTCCTCTTTAATTTCCACTCGCAATAATTCTTTTCTTGTTTTTCTCGCCCTTATACCACCCCCTCCGTCACGCGCGCACGAGAAATTTCTTTTGTCGGGAGCACCCACCGGTCTCTACGGGGCATATTAAAACCCGTTTTTTTTCGACCGGGGGTATCCTGACAATTTTATTTTTCTTTACCATCTTTCTTCTGTCAGCGGTTCTTTTTTCTTTGGCTTTCGATATCCATGAACCTCTTCATGACAATCATGACACAGGCTGATTAGGTTTCTCCGCTTCTCACCTCTGAAGCTGTACCAAATTTCCAATGCTTTGTCTGGATGCTTCTTTACATAATTCACATGATGAACCGTCGTTGCCTTTGTATACTTTCCACGTTTCTTACATAACTGACATTCATATTTATCAAGCTCTAACACCTGTTCTCTCAATGCTTTCCACTTGCCCCATGTATAGAATCTGTGGATATTTTCTCTTATACATTTCTTTACAAATGCAATCTCATGTTCTGTCATATAATCACCTCAATTGCAGGAGAAGGAATCGAACCTCCGACCTTCAGCTAAGGAGACTGACGAGCTTCCGCTGCTCTATCCTGCTATATTTGTGCGATGTCGCACACTGTAGGCTTTTGCCCAAAGCCTTTTATCGTCTTTGCTCAGGACGCAGAAAAGCACCTGGCTTTCGCCAGATGCTCTCTACTATTTCTCACTATTCACTTCCTCTATGAATCCTTTCATAAGTTCGCTGATCTTTGAAGCCTGACTGACTCCTGCGGTTTCACATGCTTCTGCAAATTCATCCGCTAACTCTCGCTTTATCTTGAAACCCTTTGTCATCCATCCTGCTTTCTTTTGATACTTCTCCGATGCAATCGTTTGAGGTTTTGGGCTACCTACCGGCATGTTCATCCCTCCACTTACGATATAATTTTCCTGCTATCAATCCTGCTGTCACAGCCGCAACAATTGCTACTATCACTTCTATTCTCATAGCTTTACACAGATGAGCCTATGTGCTATATTATTTATACAAGAGAGGCTTTTCCGCCTCTCCTGTATCTTACTATTTTGTGATAAGCCATGTAATAACTCCGGCTATCACTCCAGAAACAACTCCTACGATTGTTTGAACCAGCACTTCAATCCAATCTATGGAGTTTTTCTTTTTCTTTCGTTTCTTGCTCATCTGTATCTCACCTCCTTACAAGTATATAATACAATATGGTTAACCATATGTCAACACTTTTCTCTGAGGTTTTGAATATTTATAGGACTACCGCAAAAATGAAATACGTAACTTGGCAACTTTACTGGATTCTATAACACAAGGAGGAAACTTGCAATAGTCTACAATCCGGACAACGGGAATCGAACCCGTGACACACAGCTTATAAGGCTGCCGCTCTGACCGATTGAGTTATGTCCGATCAGGATGCCCTTTATCGACATCCTTTACCCTATCCGCACTCAGGCACGCTGATTACACTAAATATAGATTGCTGAATCTATTTTTGTTTGTTTTGCAGATCTGCGGATATCTGCGTTTGGTACCATGCAATACAAGTCCTGTGTGCACTCCAGAAACGAGCTACAGCTGCTTAACCCGTATCCTTGTACTGCTAAGCGGAGTATCCGGAATCGAACCGGGAACGCAGGTCGCGACCCTGTGCATCTACCATTGATACTATACTCCGCATAAAAACACCGCCAGACAAGAAAGGGGGAAAGTCCGGCGGTGTTCCGAATGTTTGGAAAGATTATTTTAGAACAATACACAATCGTTCTAGAATAATTATAGCATACTATTTTTGTGAAAAGTGTGAAAGTTTAAGATAGTCACTTATTTTTTTCGACACGTAACTTCTATCAATATTCACTATCTCCGCAACTTCACTCTGCTTCTTCCCCTCAAGATAGTGCAACTCAAATATCTCTTTAATCTCCGGATCATCAATCCCATTTATGTAGTCTTCGACTTCTTCTTGCTCTTTCAGGATCCGCAGTCTGTCTGATTCTTTTCTCCTGATCTGCCGTCTTATATTCTCTTCTTCGTAAGGATCGTACATTTGGACAGACGTTCTCACTTCGGTGTACGGAAAATCTGCACTGGATCCCGTTACCTTCCCCATGACAACAGTCGATTCCCGTTCACAGAGTTCTTGTATCTGATTCTCAATCCGGATAAGTCTATCTTTGTTTGGTTTGTACTTTTTCAGTGTTCTCTTGTCCACTGGCAACACTCCCTTTCGTATCTACTCCCCATTTTCTTAAGCAATCCTCTACAGAGTACGCACCTCTTTGCATCCACTTTTTGGCATTCTCTGTTGGTTCATGTTCGGCCAGATCAGCAAAATGATCATCACGGTCTTGCTTCATCTCTTTCTTTCCGCGTCTGTGCTTTAAAGTCCCTCTCATATCTGTATCACCTCCATAATCTCCGCACTATCCAATCCAAAAACGCCACAAAAAGCAGTATCGGGAAGCATGCCGCTACTAAATAATCCTCACACTCCAGCTCCACATCCTCTTCCAATCCTGTCTTTAGGGCAATCACTGTTCCAAGCCCCAGGATGTAATACAGGGCTAGGAATGCGATTGTGATTAAAATGTCCATGTTATTCCTCCTTGTATGGTTCTGGAAATGGCTGCCATGCAACAACTTCTTTCTTATTTGCTTCTATGAACTCATTATAAAATTCTTCGTAAATATACCATCGATCGTCTCTAACTCTGTAAAAACCACACTTAACAGCTCCATATGATGTTTGCACATTCAGCAATGGATAATATTTACCATCACCAGCTTCCGGCAATTTATCACTTACCGGAATCCAACCGTTTTTACTAGGGACATTTGTGTCATTAGCCAACTCTAAATACTTCTTCATTTTATGAATTGCTTGCACTATCACGCCATCATCACAATTGCATATACCATCTTCCACGTCACAGCAAGCACCTTCGCATTGATTAAAGCATTTTTCATTTTCTTCTATTAGTTCTTTGATCGCTACAATTTCTTTTTCTTCCAAAATCTTCTCTAATACGTTCATTCCACATTCTCCTTATCCACATACTTCTCTACGACATCCACTGCGCAAGTCAGCCCATAAATATAGCTTTCCAATTCTTCCGCTGTTTTGCTTGTTCCGTATCTTCGCTTTTCTTCTTTCAAAGTTTCGTAGGCGTCATTTTTCATGCTTTCGATTTCTTCCACGATTTTCTCTAATACGTTCATCACTCCACCTCCAACAAATCAAGCCATTCTTCCAATGTCTCTTTTGTAATTTCCAACCACGAACCATCATCTACAGCATCAAGATGAACATGATCAGAACCACCAATCATCATGTGACCACTTTCGTCTAGCTCGTAAATTTTCCCTTCTTCAATCACAATTGTATCGTTTTCGATTAAGAAACCATCATCGTCGTATTTATCTACGCAGAAAGTTTTCTTGCACTTATATCTCTTACTCATTTTCCTTTCCTCCGTTCTGTCGCATCTGTTCAATGTAAATATCTGTTGCACACCTTACAATTTCTGGTTTCATGCCATCGTAATCAGTGCCTTTGTAGAAATTCTTGTTACACGATCTTTTAATCATGCACAGGATATCTTCAAATGTTTGTTCTCTCATCTTTTCGCTCCACTTCATTGTTGTATTTCAGGCACTTTCCATCCTTGTACGCTACGCATTTCTCTTTAATACACGGATTCAACACTGGTCTGACAAAATCTCCATTCCCAATAAGCATTGCTGTTACAACGCATTTTATTTGATGCCATAATTTGCAGAATTCGGAAAATTAAAACATCCCATTTTTAGCCTTGTTATAACGGTAA